AACGTGACCAGTCTATGCTGTAGTCTAGTATTTCATCAGGGTCTTTGTTAGGCCATTTTAATGACATTATATATTCCTATTATGCTGCACGTACATATGACGTGTTTGTATTTGAAGAATGTGAAGACAAATAAACTGTACGTGCTCTACTATAGTTTTCTTTTATTGACTCGTAGTCAAACTGTACAGCATTGATAGTTTCATTACCTATAGTAAATGTTCCTTGAACTCCTGTTGGCACAACTACAGCCTGACAGTCTGGGGTAGCAGTTCCTAGTGAAGTTGTACCTGCAACACCTGTGAGTGATAACACACATTTAGCTACAATAGTTAGAGAACCAATAGAGCCTGTTGCTTCTTGTCCAGTAGGTACATTAGTTGAACCTGCTTTACCTACTGCTGCAGTTATTGCAGTTGTACCTGCTACACCTGTTATTGCTATGTTAGCATCTGAAGATGATGTAATTTCATCTCCGTTAACAGAAGGATCATCTGTAATACAAGTAGCTGATACACCTGTTAATGCTACGTTTGCATCACCACCAAATGTAATGCCGTTGACTGCACCTGTACCTGCTACACCTGTAATTGATATTACAGTACCTGCACCACCAGTAATTGCAATAGCACCTAATGAAGCAGTACCTGATACACCTGTAACACCGTGTGTTACTCTACCTTGCTCAGTGGGTGTGCCTATTGTACCTGTAGCAGATACACCTGTAAGAGCTACACTAGCACCTGCCTTACCTTCTGCTGCAGTTACAGCACCTGTACCTGCTACACCTGTGAGTGCAAATGTTGCATCTTCTTGTTGTGAGCTTTCACCAAAAGCTACTACAGAAAAAGGATTTTGTCCAAAAGACATTAGCTATTCCCTATGCTGCTGCGTCACTTGCAAGTACACCGTACCAATTTGTACCACCATCACGTGTATGGAAAACTAGAATATCAGTTTCGCCATTTGCAGGAGCATCTGGAGCAGTACCCCCTGCCCATTTAACTGATCCAGGCCATGTGACTGTTGAGCCGTTTCCTGTAAGTTGCAAAACAAAACCTTGAATGAAACCACTAGCTGCACCACTAAATGTAAAGGTAGTATTACCTGACATTGTGAGGCTAAATGCGCCACCGTTGTCTACGTTACATGTTGGGCTTGTACCTGACAAACCATCGTAGTCTTCTGCTAATGAGCCATCGTACAAAAACAGTCCACTGTCTTGAAAGTGAGCCTGAGTACCGCCAGTGTATAAGTTTATCGTATTAGTCGCAAACTCAACATAAGTGTCAGTGTCACCATCATGGTATATCTTGTCTCTTACATAAATGTCCTCAACCTCAGTGATGTTGTTGCCGTTCATATCCAAGCCACCGTTGGAAAGTGCAACACCACTATTGCTTACTAATAATCTTTGACTATTACCTGTAACAACCCTAAATGTGTTGGCTGCATTGAACTGTATGTAGGTGTCGGTATCTCCTGAGTGGATGATTTGATCTGGTACGTAAAGATCATTGTTAAACGTAGCAGACCCACCATCGGACATATCTAAGGTAAGTGCAGTTATTACAGAACCACCGTCATTACCTTTAAAGATCATGTCTCTATCACTGGCTCTTGACCAAATTACAGCATCTGTACTACTATTTTGAAAAGTTAGAATTGCCGTACCATTATCATAAAAGTTTATATAACCACCGTTTGCATCAAGCTTAATATCAGAAGCAACATCTATTGTGAAATCATCTGTTGCTGTAATGGTATCACCATCAATGGTAATTTCATCTACAGTTAGGGCAGTAGCAGTAACATTACCAGTTACGTCTACACCTGTGGAGGTGGTGGCGAGTTTTTGTGAGTTGTCGTAATAAAACTGAGCCGCACCATTTGCTGCAAATAAAGCATAATTTTCACCATCAGAAGCCTGTAATCTAAGTTGGTCAGATGCCCTGATATAAACACGACCAGTTCCTTGGTCATCAATATAGCTATTAGAACCATCGTGATAAATCTGTAGGTCAGACCCTGCTCCAAAGATAGCTTTGCTACTATCACCTAGTTTTATGTCATGATTGAAAATAGCAGTACCTGCATCTGACATGTCTAGGGTAAGGGCAGTTATAGCAGAGCCGTTATCAACGCCCCTAAAAATAATATCTTTATCATTTGTTATGCTTGTAATTTTTATATCGCCACTAGAGTTTTCAATATTTAAAACATGTGTGCCATCATCTTTGAATTTCCAATCAGCACCATTAGCATCAAGAATAATGTCACCACCACTATCAATAGTAAGATCCCCTGCATCAGATATAGTTGAGCCATTAATTGTAATGTCATCTACAGTGAGAGTCGTTAGTGTACCTAGTGATGTGATGTTAGGTTGTGCAGCAGTTGTAACTGTAGCTGCAGTTCCTGATGTATTACCAGTTACGTTACCTGTTACATTACCCTCTACGTTAGCTACAAGTGTGCCTGTGCTAATAGTAAGATTGCCTGTAGTTGCACCTGTAAATGATCCTGTACCTACAGTAAATTTATCTGCACTTTCGTCATAGCCAATAAAGGCATTGTCTGATGAACCACGTTCAATAACAATACCTGCGTCATTTGATGGAGAACCAGATGTTCCATTTCCTAATTCTATTAATGAATCTTTTACTACAGTATTAGTTGTACTAACAGTAGTCGTTGTTCCGTTAACAGTAAGATCACCAGTAACAGTTAAGTTACCACCCATACTGACATTACCACTTGTATCTTCATTTACAAGCTCAATCCAGTTGCCACCGTGTGCATAGTAAGCTTTCCCTGTACCATGAACGTGTGCAAACATACCGTGATAAGTAGATGCACTAGGCAAGTCACCTGTAGTAGAATACAAGTTACCAAATAGTATTTTGTTACCACCTAAATCTACATCACCATTAGCATCTTGAAACACAGCTTTTTCAGCAGGTTGTGTAATAAACACTTCAGCCTGTGCAGTAATGTTTATGGCACTTCCTGAATTAGAACTTTCAAGAACAGTAGTACGAGCTAGGGTGGCACTACCTTCTGTCCACGTTCCTAGCCCGACTTCGTAATCATTTGTACTAGGCACAAAGATACCAAAGTAAGTAGTATCACCGTCTGCTAAAGCAGCAGCAAAAGTTTGAAACCCATCAACGTTACCGTTAAGGACTATATTACCAGTGCCAGTTGTGGTTGTTGTTTGTTTTACTCTGTCTTTAACTACGAGAGCCATAGTTCATGCTCCTATTTATGCGATACGTATGATTGCGTTAGATGCATCTGCAGTTGGGAACTGAATAGTAAAGTCACCGTTTGTAGATGTTTTAGTTCCACCAAAGTCAATTACACAAATTGCTTTGTTAGATGCAGATGAATTATATATAATACAACCATCGGCAGATATGGTAGCTGAAGCAAATACTTCATCAGTAAAGTCTACGATAGCTGTAGTTCCACTTACGGAAATAGCAGCACCGTCTAGGTTTTGCCCACCTGCTGAGTAATTTGTACCAGAAGCTTCATCTGAGTTACCAGTTACAGTTGAATAGTTAGTTGTTGCTGCACCATACGTTCCTGATGGTGAAGCTTTAATAAGTGCAAGCTTTAGAGTGTGGGTATCCAAGTCGTGAATACCACCCAATAGTTCTGACTTAAAGCTCGTGCACATTGCGGTTGTGATAGCCATTTTCTTGGATTCCTTCTGTTAAATATGACTAAAGGGGCAAGTTGCCCTGCCCCCCTATAGTTGTTGCTAATTAAGCAGCATCTCGACTTACTTCGTCAGCAGTCATTTCGCCTAATGCACTAACGTCCATCAATACAGCATACACACGTAGTGTACCTGCAGTGAATGATGCGCCAGAACCTGCAAGGGTTACATCAAGTGTATCTGCAGAAGTGATAACAATATCACCTGCTACAGTAGCAGAAGGAGCATAAGCTCCATCAGCAGCACCGTCAATATCAAATGCAGCCACATACTCATTGTCGTCTACAGCCGTACCTAAAATTGCGGTTGCGTCTGTAGATGCGTTCATAGTAGCAGAAGCTGTTACTTGAATACCTGCAGCCATAATTTTAGTATTGGCAGGTACTGTAAGAGCCTGTACTACATCGCCTGGAGCAATGCTGTTTGCGGTTAGGTCGATAGTTTGCTCAATCATATAAGGCTGTCGCCCTCGTGAAGAACTCCCATGTGCAGGAGCTAGTTGTGCAGTAATAGTAGCCATTGTCTAGTCCTCCCCTTATCGCAAGTTGTATATCGCATTGACCAACGCCTCTGGGCGTAGAATCTTGCGACCATATAGATGCATACCACGAACAATGTCAGCAAAGCTGTCCTGATCACGGTATGTTTCTGTCTTATTGATCTGCTCTGCAGTTGCGACTGCTGAACTGTGACCACCTACGATAACACCGTAGTTAGTCGCATTTGAAGCAGCTTCAGTTGCAGGACCAGTACCAATTGTAGGTAGATTGTTTGAAACATGTACTTGGAAGCCATGTAGGTTATTTACTACAAGACCGTTTCGTATTCCACCTGACTCACCAAAATCTGCGTTTTGAAGACGTGAATCTTCGTCACGTAGGATTTCCATGAATACTGGGTCTACGACAAGCCATCTACCTTGTGAGTCAACATTTTGTTGATCCAACTTACGTGCCATACGAGCAATAAGTTGTAGTGGGTTTGCTTCACCTGTAGTTGAAGGTGTAGCAGTTGCACCGCCTGTACGTGGCAATAATGCAACTGATGAGCCACTTGAACCTGCATTAAAGTCAGAACCGTCTAACTTCATTGAGGTAAGCAATTCGTCAGAACCTGCAGTTGATACAGCAACACTACCGTTAGTAGTTGTGTTGGCAGTATTAGCATTACCATGTATTGCAGATTGTTTAAAACCAGATAGATAACCAAGTACATCTTGGTCAAACTGGTCTGATAGTCTATATGCAGCACGATCACTTGCAAGACTTTGGAAATTTACGTGGCTGTGGGCCTCTTCAATATCGTCAACCTTAAAAGCAAAGTAGTTGGCTTTATCAATAGTCAATGAAAAATCTTCATCGTCTAAATCTTGTGGTGTGATGGTCGTACCACGTGCATATGATTTCACGGTGATCTCAGGTTCTTTAATAATTTTCACTGAATCACCCATTTGGGCTATCTCTCCAAAATAATCAGAGTTGGTGATAGCTTCAACAACAGATGCCTTGCGGAAAGCAAGTTGCACCTGTTTGGAATAGATCACTGGGCTAAAATTGCCGTTAG